TTGATGCTTGTTTAAAAGCAAAATCTCTATATGCAGTTTTATCTAATGGATTTATTTCCATAAACTCTTGCATAATTTTGCTAGCATTCTCTGCGTCATAACCATTTATTTGCAAATGAGAAGATAACTGTCTATATCCAACATTTAAATTATTAAGAGGTATTCCCATATCAGGAACAACTCCTAATAACTTTCTGTAATAAGGATTGTAGCTAGAGTTAAAGTTAGAACTAAAACCTAAGTATCTTTCAAATTTAGGTGTACCTGTTTGTTCTAATGCTTCTAGTACATATGACGGTGTAGAATTTTCTAATTTAGATAAAGTATGTACTTTATCAGATACAGCATCCATTGTATCAATAACAGCTTCGTTACCTACTTCTACAAGTTTTTGTGGATTACGTTTACTTTGTCTTAAAGGAAATACACCTTCTCTAAGTTTTCTAGTTTTTTCTCCAGCCCAACTACCAAATGTTCTATAACTAGCATTAGGATTTAAACCAGTTGATTGTAAAAATTTATTAACAGCTAATGAACCAGTCTTTGGTAACATTTTTCCTGGTAATGTATAAGGTACCATTTGTCCTACATCATTACGTATTGCATAACCAGATGATGAAATCATGTCATCAAACATTCCTTGTACTTTACGCCAATCAGTTTCTTTAACAATATCTGCTTGTACTTGTGCAGGTAAATGTTTTGTAATTGGATTAGTACTTATTAAATAAAGATTTTCTTCCTCTGCTAATGCTTTAAAAAACTCTGTGTTAGTAGGATTATTTAAAATATCATCTTTTGTTGTTTGAAAAAACTTAGGTACTCTACCAAACAATGTATTTTCTTTTTTAAGTTTCTTTAAAGCTTTTCTAGTTGTAGATATATCTTTACCAATTAACTGATTTTTAATTAACTGACCAGATTTATTTACAATACCAGTTAAATCACCTGTACCTGTAGCACCATCAATAACAGGACCTACTTCTTCTAAAATATTATCTGCTAAGTTTTTACTACTTACACGTACAGTTTCTTTTCTAAATTTAGTACCTTTTACTAATGCACCTTCATCTAATAATTCCATAACAGGATTTACTCTACGTAAACCTTTTTGTAAATTCTTAACACCTTTAATACCTTTTCCTACAAATAATTCAGGAACTAATTGATATGCAGCATCTGTTAATCCAGATAAAATATCAAATGCTTTTGAACCTGGTGCAAATACTTCAGCTGCAGTTACACGTCCTGGTGAATATTCAAGTAATATATCTCTATCTGCCCACTCAGGTCTAAAATAATCTTGTTCTGTTTGTCCTGCCCAGAAAAATCTTTGTCTTGCTCTACCTGCATAAAAGTTAATCTTGTTTGGATTAAATGCAGATGTGTAATGTATCTCACCATTTTCATCAAAGTTTTTTAATGGTGCGCCAATATTCTTATAAATAAAGTTTCTAGCTTCATCAGGTGACATTCCATAATCTGTAGTTAATGCAACATAATAAGGTGTTTTTTCTGCTTTAACTGATTCAAGAGATATCTTAGTAGCTCTATCAAAGTTTAATGGTTTACCTTCTGATACAGCTCTAAACATAGCAGCAAGTACAGGTTCACCACCCATTTTGTGTGCTTCTTTAACCATTTCAATTTGTTGTCTAAGTTCATCTAATGTACCTAGTTCTCTACCTAATCCAGAAACTTGTGTACCACTAAGGTCAATTTGCAACATATCTTGTGCTTTTTGTGGTGTGTAACCTTTTTTAAGTAAATTATCGTAAGCTCTTAAATCTCTAAGATATGCTTGTGACCTACCTACTTTCATAGATTGTCCAGGTGTTAATGCGTTTGCAGCACTAGCAATAACAGACCATTTACCAGAAGGACCAAATGTTTGAAATAATGCATCTAATCCTGCAAATGCCCAAACTCCGTATTGAACATCTCCAGGTTTAGCACCACCAGGCATAAGTCCACCTGTCCATAAATCACCCCATGTCATTTTCATATTGTTTTCTACATGGTCATATTGGTATCTTTGTTGTAATTCTTGCCATAACTTAGCTTCGTTATATAATTTATTACTTCTACTAGCTTGAGCTATTTCATTTACAGCTTGATACTCTGCTGGTATTCCTAATACACTCATACCTAATGCAGTACCAGTATCTAATTCAGTAGGGTATTTTTCTAGATTTTGTATAACTTGTTCAGGATTTGTTTGTGCTAAAGCATTATACTGACTAACTTGTAGTTCTACTTGTTTACGTGCATTGAGTATGTCATAATACTCATTCCTATCGTTGAGTATAAATGCCATTAAATATTCCTATTGTTGATAATCTCCAATAATGTAGGTGTTGGATTTATTTGATATAGTGCTTGAAGTATAACATCTGTATTATCTGCTATTTGTTGTCTAGGACCACTACCCTCCCCTATTGGTTGTCCTTGAGTTACAGGTTCTCCTGGTCTTTCTGTTGGTGCAAAAACATTTGGAGATACAGGAATAGGGTTTTGTTGTGGTAGGGGAGCGGCTTGTTGTTGTTGAACAAAAGCTTTATTTTGACCATATTCAGCATCAGGTAACCTTCTAAGAGGTTGTTTACTACTTCCTGGTCCACCATCAGTTCTTTGCCCACCTTGTGGTGTAGCTACTGCAGCAGGTTTACTAGGTTGTCTATATCCGCCACGTCTATTCTTTGCCATAAAACTCCTGAGTAATAAGAATTATTATTCCTGGTGTAGGTGTAATAATCTCTGTTACATTTTCAGACAATATATCTAATTCGTCTGTTACACCATATTCCTCGTATACTAAGTCCCAAAACTCTACATCAAAATAATCTTGCATTTTCTTATAATCCAAATGCCTGCGCCATTGTTGGTATCCCACCTTGTCCTCCTGCTTGCTGTTGCATCATTTGTTGTTGTATCATAGCTTCTTCTTCAGGTGACATTTGTGGCTCTTGTGGAGTGTAGAACTGCTTCATAATCTCTGTTATTGCAGATGGATACTCATAAATAGCTATTGCAGCCATTGTAGCTGCAGCATCACCTTGAGCAGACCTTGCTAAAATACTATCAAACAATACTTGTTCGGCTTTATTTTTTCTAATACGTTCTTGTACTTTTGCTATGTTTTCTAAACCATCAATATTATCTTGTAATGTTTCTACGTCTATAACACCTGCTTGTAATAATTGCAATCCAGTTACAATTTTTTGTGGTTCATCAAAACCAGCCATAACTCCATAGATACGTCTAGTTTTAAAGTCACCACCAATATCACTAAGTGGTTGATAGTTTTCACTAAATGCAGAACCATTTAAGAAACCAGCCATAGGTTTTTTACTAATACCTTGTGAGTATGATAGAACTACATCCATCTCTAATCTCTTTTGGTCCATTTGTACCATAGCTGTTTTGATAATATCTCTATATTCTGAAATCATAAGTGACATTGTGCTGTTAAGTTCTGATAAACCAGCACCAGTAACAAAACTGTTAGGTGATTGACTATCGTCAGTAACAGGGTAGCCACCTACCATACGCAATTGTCTTTCAAGTCTATCGACTTGTTGGAACAATTGATATGGAATATTATTCATTGGTTTAGAAACTTGTGTACCAGGAGCTAGATAATTAACTGCAAATCGACCTTTTCTATATTGTCCAGATTCTATCTCTCCTGATATGTTAGTTTCTGTAAACACAGAATCTTCCATTGCTATTGCTGACATAATGTTTATCTTTGCCATCATTGCCATCAAACCTATAACATGGTCATATTGTCCTTTTAGTTGGTCAAAAGACACACGCTTCATAAATACAAATGGTGGAGTTGATAAAACGTTAGGTATGAAATCTAAAATCATATTACGTTCTGGGAATACTACATAAGTACCACCCATGTCATAGTATTCAATAATTCTTACACCAGCATATGTATTGTCTTCCCAACCTTGTTCTCTGTTGTTTTCATAAGACATAAATGGTGTAGCAGTATCTGGTGCTGCTTCTTCTGCATCTTCGTCTTGTTTTAATATTTGTTCTGCAAACTCAGGATAAATTTGTGCAAGTTTGTATCTAGGTATTCTTCTTACTACAGCCATTTCTCTAGGTTGTTGGTCAGGACCAAAGTTACCTGGGAATGTATCATAAGGGTCACGTAGTTCTGCACTAGGATAAAAGAAACCATTGGTATCTCTCTTTGTAGTAATTACCCAAGCACAATAACCATAACCAGGTAACCATCTAGCAGCCTGTTGTAATTGATGTAATAAACCTTGTTTGTCGTCATAGTTAGTAACAATACGTTCTAATTTTTCTGCACGCATTTTACTTCTAGCAGAATCATTATCGTTAGGTACATCTACTCTAACTTGAGGTATGCCAGATACTTTTTGTGCAAGTCGGTCAATACCAGACTGCAACATGTTAGGAGCTGGTAATAAATCAGCATCAGAGGTTTCCATTGTGTTACCTAGTAAAGCTTTTATACCATCAGCACCACCATTAAGAATTGCTTTAATTCTAGCTTTTGAAATTTGTCTTTCTTGTACTAACTTACCAGATGTAAGTTCAGAAGCATTTCTAACTATCTCTTGATAATTTTTTACATCTAAATTTTCTATGCCCATGGTGCTTCGTTCATCTCCGTCATTTTATAATCTCCATAACTAGGATTGTAGTCTAATCCTATGTCAGCAGCATGCTCTTTTTGCATACGCCTAAAAACTTTCATAGGAAACCAACTTGCCATAACTATGTCAGTTTTTTCCTTGTTTCGTTTAGAAACAGGCTTGCCATCAAAGTATAACAGTTGTTGCCTATATTTCTGTACTTTTGCATTAGATTCACCATCACCAGTAGGTAAAATAATTCTTTTGTCTTCAAACAAATCTGCCATAGCACCAACACCATAAAGTGGGTCGTGTTTATTTTTGCCAGTCAAATGTCCTTGTACAGTTATACCAGTACGTAATGTAAATTCTTTAATAGCAGCATCTTGTCGTATAGCAGTTTGAAATCCGTTTTCTTCTACTATCCAATGTCTACAATCATAATCATGTAACCATTGTGCCATTTGGTCAAGTGCAGCTCTTACACCACCACCTCGTCTATTTTCTAAATCTACTAAATATAATTCACCTCTGTACTGGTCTATACCCCATAATACAGATGCTTGATAACCAGATGATGCAGGGTCTAATCCAGCAACAAGATATAAATTTCTATACACTTGTCCTAGTACTAAATCAGGTCGCATACATTGGTCAATAATATTCATAGTAAATATTTGCGTACCTTCTACGTATGCTTGATTGTAATAAACCATTTCAAATGTTTGTCTACCACCTGTAGATTCAGCAGAATGTAATCGTGACATTAACCATTTAAAACTACGTTTATTTGGCC